CTATGTGGATTGGCGTTCCTATCCTTTTCTAGTAAAGCTGTAGATTGTTCAACAGATACAGTTGGACTATGTGCTCCCACTATCGAAGAGATAATAGATGAAACAATCACAGAAACGATAGAATATGAAGCAGATGGATATACTGTAACAACTACCACAGAAACAACGACGACAACAACTACAGTTACGAACGAGGACTCAGGAAATATTTTAGATGGTGATGCTGGATATGTATCGTCAAACAAAGAAGGTGACATGGATATTGATTGGGGAGGTCAAGGCCCTGCTAACATGCCATCAGGTAGTGGTTGTTATAATTTAGGCACCGATAAATGTGCACAGATAACAGGTTCAGGTAATACTACATCAACCATGGGTGTTGACGGTATGGGCACTACTTTTATAAATACAGTTGATATATCTGACCTTGATATAGAACATGGAGGTAGAACTAATTACAGTATCAAAGTAGATAAAAGAGATGCGCAAGATCGTATTTATATGCATATCACGGGTAAGAACGGTACCACCAATGTATTTAGTGGAACCGATATATTATCAGAATCTGGTGTAGCAAGTGGTTATCAAGAATACGCTAGTGGTTTTGATTTTAGTGGTACAATTACAACACTTATTATCGAGGTTGGGGGGCGTGATATTAATATGGCAATTGGACCGCTCTTTGATGATATTACCATAAACGTACTTTACAATGTAATATCTACAATTGTGCAAGAATCTATTACAAGTGTAGAAATGTGGGTTGCTTATGGTGGCAGCACAGAAACGGAAGTTATAGATATTGTAGAAAACATTATCGATCATAATGATTTTGTAGAACAACCAAATGGAGAAATAGAAATAGAACCCATACAAGAGCCTGAATCAGATGTTTCTTATGAAATGGTAGAGATAGAAATGGAGATGGAGATGCCTGTAATGGAAATAGAAATACCAGAAATGGAGATGGAGATGCCAGAAATAGAAGTGGCAAATGTTGAGACAGAGATAGAAGCAGAGATGGAAATGGAGATGCCTGAACCAGAGGTAAATGAACCAGATTCACAACCAGAGGAGGTACAAAATGAACCTGTTAAAGAAGATGTGGAAGAGCCTCAAGAAAAAATGGCAGAAGAGCCAAAACCTGAAGAAAGCGCACCAGAGACTTCTCAAGACGAGGCTGAAGATGTGGAAGAGCCTCAAGAAGAAGTAGAAGAAAAAGAACAACCTAAGGAAGAACCTAAAAAAGAGGAAAGTAAAAAAGAAGTAGCAGCTAAAAAAATATTAAAGAAGATGGGTGATAAAGGTAGATATGACTCATCAAATCAGTTAAAAACATTAATTGTGATGCAAGTATTAGGAAACTCAAAATCATTTTTTGACTCACAGCAACAACTAAATGACATTGAGGGATTTTTTACAGATCAATTTATTCCTGATGCTGAACTTACAACTAACAATATAGCTCAGTATTTCTTGTTTGCAGGAAGTGATGGGCTAATGAACGAAATGGTGATGCAGCAGTGGCAGAAGTAGAATTTGCGGGATTAAAATTCAAAGGCGGCAAGATAGTTGTCATCCTAACAGCACTTGGTACATTAATGGGTGGTGCATGGGGCGTGTTTGAATTTTACAAAGACTATCTCAATATGAAAGATACTATATCCGCATATGTTGCACCTGACCTTTCTGGCTTTGATAAACGTATAGATTTAGTACAACAAGAAGTAGAAATGATGCAATCTGAAATGAGTATGATTTTGGAAGAAGTAGGATTGGTGGCAGATGTAGCAAAAGAATTAAAGAATGATTTAAAAGGTGATGTGAGGCGTATTGAAACAATTGTTGAAGATGTGGAAACAAGAGTCAAAGAAGACGCTAGATCCAATGAAAGAGAATTAAAAGCTACGGTGGATGGTATTGAAGCTGACATGAATAAACTAGAAAAAGAGCTAGAGGAAGCGATGGCAGAATTACAAGAGAGCATTGATAAACAAATAAAGCTAACTCTTGAAAATCCTCTTAACCAAATGAAATAATGGCTAAAACACCATCCAACGAATACTTTACTCCAATCAAAAAAAGGACTAGTATAGGGTGTTCTTCTAGATCTCGTCCTAAAAACAAACATAAAAGACGATGTTGGAAGAAGTATAACAGACAAGGAAGATAGATGCCGACTTATTCTACAACTAAAAGTTTTGATTTAGCTATAAATGACATAATTCAAGAAGCATATGAAAGATGTGGTTTGATGGTTCGTGATGGTTACGACCTAAAAACAGCCAAAAGATCATTAAATATTTTATTTGCAGAATGGGCCAACAGAGGTCTTAATTTATGGACCATACAACAAACAGATAAAACTTTAGCTGCTGATGCTCAATCAGTTACAGGAACTAGTTTATATGGTTCTGCAGCTGCTGACGCTTCAGCTATTATTGATATAACAGATGTTGTTATTAATGATGGAACTAATGACTTTGCTTGCACTTCTATTAGTAGGGCTACCTATTTTAACATGCCTAATAAAGCTACTTCAGGAAGACCATCACAATATTATTTTCAAAGAGAAATAAATCCAACTTTATTTTTATATCCAGCCGTACCATCAAGTGGCACATATACATTAAAGTATTACGCAATGATTAGATTGTTTGATGCTGATGCATATACAAACAATGCACAAATACCATTTAGATTTATACCTTGTATGACTGCAGGTTTAGCTTTTTATCTTTCTCAGAAAAAAGCTCCAGAAAGAATGCAAGCATTAAAATTAATTTATGAAGATGAGTGGCGTAGAGCTGCTGATCAAGACGGTGCGAGAACAAGTTTATATTTAACGCCTCAGGCATATTTTCCATCGGTAGGTTAGTATGGGTAAATTTGCTTCAGGTAAAAACGCACTAGCAATATCGGATCGAAGTGGTTTACAATTTCCGTATAATGAAATGGTTAAAGAGTGGACTGGTTCTTTAGTTCATTACACAGAATTTGAAGCTAAACAACCACAACTTCAACCCATTAGAATAGCTCCGGATCCACAAGCTTTACAAAACGCAAGACCTGCTAGAACAGAAACAGCTTCTGCTAGATTATTAGTGGGGAATCCTTTTTACAGTAAAGCGGCGGCTACTACTGTTGTTTATGTTATTGAACCTAATCACGGTAGATCAACAGGAGATAGAGTTAGATTTAGAAATTGTCAAACAGGCGGTGGATTTACTCAAACTGTTTTAGAAAATGCTTTTGGATATTTAATTACAGTTCCAACCGACAGTCCTGATGAATATCATTTTACTGCTTCTTCAGGAGGATCGGAATCTGCTAATGTTAGATTTGGAGGTTCAATTTGCACTTCAGGACCAGTTAATATAGAAGGATAATATGACAACATACGCAGAACTAGTAGATCAAATTAGAGCATACACAGAAACGGATAGTAATGTTTTATCAACCACTATTGTAAATGATTTTATTTCACATGCAGAAAATAGAATATTTAGAGAAGTAGATTTAGATGCATTTAGATCATACCAGTACGCTGCGTTAACAGCAAACAACGCTTTTGTGTCATTACCAGGTACGGGAATATCAGAATTTGCTTTAATTCGATCCGTACAAATTTATGGTCAAACTTTAGGAAATAGTAGAACTAAATTACAACAAAAAGATGTAACATTTATGAATGAATATTGGCCTGATAGAACCGCTACAGGAACTCCTGTATATTATGCAAATTGGAAGGCAGGAAACATATATCTTGCGCCTACTCCCGATGTCGCATATAATATAGAAGTAGCTTTAAACAAGTTACCAACAGGATTATCGTCTACAAACACGACTACCTGGGTTAGCACAAATGCTCCTAGAACGTTGTTGTATGCGTGTCTCTGCGAGGCCTTAAAATTTCTCAAAGGCCCCTATGATTTACTTGCTCAGTATGAGCAGTCTTATATGAATGCCATACAAGACTTGTCTATAGAGCAACAAGGTCGTGGCAGAAGAGATGAATATATGGATGGAGTTTTAAGGACTCCTCTTAAATCGCAACAACCATAGAAGGAGATAAAAGATGGCAATATCACAAGCAGTGTGCAACACCTTCAAGCAAGAACTTTTAGAAGGAAAACACGATTTTGCGAATGGTGGTCACACTTTTAAAATTGCGTTGTTTACATCAAGCGCAACTTTAGGGGCTACGACTACGGATTACAGTACAACGAATGAAACAACAAATACATCTGGTTCGGCTTACACAGCGGGCGGAGAAACTTTAACAGGTCAATCTGTTACAGGAGGTTCGTCAGCATCAACAGCTTACGTTGACTTTGCAGATGCCCAGTGGACTTCTGCGAGTTTTACAGCAAACGGAGCCATGATTTACAACACTACGACAGATGGTGGAAGTGGAACAACTGATGCAGTATGTATTTTAGCTTTTGGTTCTGATTTTACAGCAACTAACGGCACGTTTACTGTTCAGTTTCCAGCACCAGGTACAAGTACAGCTATACTGAGATTATCGTAGGAGTTTAACATGGCATTGATTATCAATGATCGTGTTAAGGAAACCACGACAACAACAGGAACGGGAACCGTTAACCTTGCAGGAGCAAGCACTGGTTTTCAAACTTTTGTTGCGGGTATCGGTACTACTAATACTACATACTACTGTATTACCATGCAGTCAGGTAGCACCGAATATGAAATAGGTATTGGTACTGTCACAGACGCAACTCCTGACACCCTATCACGAGATACAGTTTTAGAGAGCACGAATAGTGACAACAAAGTAGATTTTTCTGCAGGTACAAAAGATGTGTTTTGTACATATCCAGCAAAGAGGGCGCCATCTCCTGTTATGGATCCGACATCTTATGTAACAACGCATAACTCTACTATTAGTGACGTTCAAACAATGGACTCTGGCGTTTTAGCTGGACCTGTATCTATTACAGGTACGTTGTCCGTAACAGGGAATTTATTTATTTTATGAGCACACTTGAAGTAAATAAAATTATACCACAAGGGTCAGGCACGTCTCTTCAAATTGGAGAGAACGGTGATACTATTACGTTGCCAGCTGGCACCACAATAACATTACCTAACGGATCAATTACTAATGATGAACTAGCAGGTTCTATTGCTAATGCAAAATTAGCAAACTCAACTATTACAATTAACGGATCAGCGGTTGCTTTGGGAGGCTCAACTACCGTACAAGCAGCTTTAGCATTTCCAACTATATCTTCTATTAATCCTACAGTAATAGACAACACACAAACGGCTGTTACTATAACAGGAACTAATTATATTAATACTCCTTTTGTCGATGCTATTAACTCCTCAACAGGAGCCATTGTATCAGCAGATTCAGTTTCTTTTACCAACGCTACAACTATTGTTGCGACATTTACTTTACCTGTAGATGGGACGTATTTTCTTCGTGTAGAAAACAATGACGGGCTAGCCGTACGATCAGGTTCAGCATTATTAACGGTTTCAGACGCACCAGCTTGGCAAACAGCGGCAGGTAGTCTTGGTACTTTCGCAGCAGGTTCAAGTGTGGGCACCATTACAATCACAGCGACAGATGCGACGTCTTTCGCTGTAACTTCTGGATCGTTACCTGGAGGTCTTACGTTGAATAGCGCAGCAACTAATGCTACAATAACAGGTACGGAGTCAGGAGCAACGAGTGCTACGACGTATAACTTTACGGTGACAGCTACAGATGCAGAGGGACAAACGGCAGCTAGAGCATTCAGTATAGCAATAACTGTAGGACAACAAAATAGTATGAGGTTTGACGTATAATGGCTAATACATATTTATATAGAACACCGAGCAGTGCTGGAAACAGAGGAATATGGACCGTATCATGGTGGTCTAAAAAATGTGATCCAACTAAAAGAACAGTGGTATTTGGGACTCCAGGTTCTGATAACAATTCTACTTCTAGTTTTATTTATCATCAAGATAGTGGTGTTAGATGGGGACTGCAGACTTATAATATTTTTACAACTACAGACACTTTTGTAATGCGAGATCCTTCTTCTTGGTATCATCTTGTATTATCTATTGATTCCTCTCAAGGTTCTTCTGACAACAGAACAAAATTTTATATTAATGGAGAACGATTTACTGATTGGAGTAGTAATAATTTAAATAATATCACCAATGGTTTTCAATTTGGTTGGAATAATACAATCCTACATACTATATGCAAAGATCCAGCAGCGAGCGGCACTGATTATTTTAGTGGTAATATAACACATTTTGTTAATATTGATGGTCAAGCGTTAACGCCTACTTCTTTTGGTGAAACAGATTCTACAACAGGTGAATGGAAACCTAAAGAAGATTTATCTGGTCTTACTTTTGGTACCAATGGTTGTTGGTTAAAGTTTGAAAATGCAGCAAATTTAGGTTTAGATTCTTCAGGAAATGGAAATAACTGGACAGTAAGTGGGGCAGGAACTAATCCTCAATCAACAGATACAGCTAGTAATAATTTTGCTACGTATAACCCTCTTGCAAAAGATGGAACACCAGCAGACAATCATGACTATACTTTAGCAAATACAGTAGTTCAAAATTCAAGTAATAACTGGTTTACTGCTTTTGGAAGTTTAGGTATTCCTACCAGTGGAAAATGGTATTATGAATATACAACTTCAGGTTCAGGAACAATAGATCAACTTATAGGCTTTGCAAAATCTAACTTTGATAGAGGTTCTGATGCAGGAGCCGATACAACAGGTTGTTATACTTTATACGCTGCTTCAAATGGTAATGGATTTTTATTCACTAATAGTGGTTCAAGCGTAAATAAGGGAACAAGTTATTGTTGGACGCATGGAGACACTATGATGGTTGCTATTGATTCAAGTGCTAGAAAAATATGGTACGGAAAAAATGGAACATGGTTGAGTGGTGGAAATCCAGCAACAGGAACAACGGAAGATCAAACAGTAACTGCTGACGATATGGCATATGGATTATTACCAGTAGTAAGTGGTTATCATACAGGTTCTCTTCAAAAAATAAATTTTGGTAATCCTGCTTATACTATATCATCAGGCAATGCAGATAGTGCTGGTTTTGGAAATTTTGAATACGCAGTGCCATCAGGGTACTACGCTTTATGTACTAAGAATATAAATAGTTACGGATAATATTATGGCTTACTCAACAATCAACGATCCTTCAGCATATTTTCAGACAAAAACATATACTGGCACAGGTTCATCAAATGCCATAACAAATGATGGTAATTCAGACTTACAACCAGATTGGATTTGGGGTAAGGCAACAACTCAAACATATAATCATAATGTATTTGATACGAGCAGAGGTTTAACTAAAAGATTAACGATAGACCAATCAGACGCTGAAAATACAGACTCAACTACAATTACTGCTGTAGGAAGTGATGGATTTACTTTAGGAACAAGTGCAAATTTAAATGGTAGTTCAGTTAATTATGTAGCTTGGCAGTGGAAAGCAAATGGTGGCACTACGTCAAGTAATACAGATGGAACTATTACCTCAACAGTTCAAGCAAACACAACGGCTGGATTTAGTATAATTACTTATTCAGGTAATGGCTCTAACAATGCAACTGTTGGGCATGGTCTCGGTGCAACGCCAAAGATGATTATTACTAAAAATCGTAGTGCGGCATATAACTGGATTGTATACCATCCAACACTAGCGGCTACAAAAATTCTAGTGCTTGATATGGATCTTGCTGAATTTACCCCGAGCGGTGGTTACTACTCAAACGTTGGCAGTAGCACTTACCAACTCGTTCAAGGAAGTAGCAACTTAACAAATGTAAATGCTAATGGTAATGACTATGTCGCCTATTGTTTTGCCGAAAAACAAGGATACAGTAAATTTGGTAATTACACAGGTAATGGTAGTTCAGATGGTCCTTTTGTTTACACAGGTTTCAAAACAGCTTTTGTTATGGTTAAAAATATATCTTCAGCCGCACCTTGGAGAATATATTCACAGGAAATTTCAAATCACGCTACTCCTTTTAATGATTTAGATGAAACTATTTTTCCCGACACAAATGCGGCAGCCACGGATACAAGTCATCCATTTGATTTTACTTCTAATGGATTTAAAGTAAGAGGCAGTAACGTAGATGTAAATACAGATGGAGATCAATATATCTATATGGCTTTCGCTGCTCAATCATTAGTTGGAACAAACAACGTTATAGCATTAGCGAGGTAAGATGGTATCAACGCTTAAAGTAAACACACTCAAAAAACAATCGGGATCGTCTATCACGATTGGTGAGTCAGGTGATACTATTACG